GCCACACTCGCGCTTCAGCTGCTCCTCAATCGCCTTGTCGATAGCCTCCGAAGCCTCACGCAGTCCGACGGTGGTCTGCTCGTAGGCGGGGTGGGTGACGATGGCGACATCATAGAGGCCGGTGATTTTCTTCACGTGGCGAAGCCATACCTCCTTGCCGTCTTCCACGTCGTTGGTGCGCTCATACGATACGCCATTCTCGGTGTCTTCGTAGTCGTCCTCGAAGGCGAACGACATGCCGGTGATGTCGCCGCGCTTCATCAGTTCCAGCGCATCGTTGGCGTTGTTGGTCTTGGGCAGGTCGCAGCGGCAGTCGATACCGTCGCCACGGAGTTCAAGAGAGAGGGTGTCCTTGTCCGAGTTGCGGAACCGTCCGAGCACGTCGGGCACCATGTTCGAGTGGTTAAGATTCAGGATCACGTCGGACTTCGCCAGAAGTTCACGGCTGATGCAGCCAGGCTCCAGAATCTCATACACCTTGCGTGTGGAGCTCCAGGGTGTGAGGTTGACCGAGCGCACGCCGAAGACTATCGGACGGCCCTCAATCTCGCGGCTCTCCTGCTGCCCCTCCTGTGGCTCGCGCAGTTGCAGGCCGCAGTCATTGGTTGGGATGAATCTTGTCTGTTTCATATTCTCGTTGTACATTTGAAAATGTTATCTACTTATCGGGCGTTTTAGCGTCCTGGGTTTACTGCGCGATGCACACGGCTTTCTCGCTTCTTTCTCTGCTGTTGGATTTCGCGCTCCAGAGCGTCGATTTCCTCTTTTGTCGGGTTGGGTGTCATAAGCCTCTATTTTTGCCGTTAAAAACTTGATTACTAATGAAGGTGGTGGCTTGATTACTAATGAAGCAGGGTGCTTGATTAGTAATAAAGGTTTTAGCCCTCTTCTGAGCCACCTTTTTCTCCACCCCCCACGGTGTACGTGCCCGGTTTCAGCTGGGTGCTTGCGTCGCTCTTGGCGATGAGTGCTTTCAGCGTCATGAGGTTGGCCGATGCCATTGGCACGTCGCCATCCTCCACGGCTGGCATGTCGAAGTCGCGGCGGGCTTCGTTCACGGTGCAGAGTCCGGCCTGCATCTTCAGCTGTGCCACCTTTGCACGCCGTTCGGGGTCCATCACCATCAGCGGGTCTTCGCAGATGTGGATGCGACGCACGCCGTAGTCTTTGAAGCCGATGAGCTTGCGGGCAATCTCCTTCTCATTGCCGTTTTTCTGCGGCAGGATAGTTCGCGTGTGAAACTCCATCGTGGCGTTCTGGTAGTCATTATAATGGCTGTTGGTGTCGAGCATGACCAACGGGCGCGGTGTACCAAAAAATCTTGCCGCGTCGTCGTTCGTGCCGCCCAGTTGCTCGAACATCTGCATGTCCTGACTGGTCATCGACAGGTTCTTAAAGTCTTCCAACCCGTGCATCGAAACGATGTCGTGACCTGAGTAGAACATCTGCTGCATTTCCTGTGCGGTCTTCTGTACCTCGCCCTGATTGAGCAGACCGAAAGCCAATGTTCCTTGTCCCTGCGTCGGCTGCTTCTCCGAGATAATACCCTTGATACGACCACCCTTTGCGGCTGTCTCTAACGATTGCTGCTTGATGGTGCGGTTCAGTGCCAGTGTCTCGTTGGCATATTGAAGCGTCGGGATGCCCCAGCCGTTCGGATAGCGGAAGGTGTTGGGGAAGTGCATCACCTCGGAGGCTGGCACGTTGGTCTTCGTCTCGTAGCCATGATCGGTGAGATACACGATGCTGGCGTAGGTGGCATTGTTGATGTTGTAGCCACACTCCTTGATGAGCCACAACTGAGCGGGGAATCCGAACTCGTCGCGCTCGATATAGACGAAGGAATTGCCATAGAGTAGGCGGTTAATTTCCACCAGCCGCCACATGTCGGCAGCGGTCATGATGGGGTTCGGCTCTTCCTGCAACAGGTAGTTGATGCGCTTGCCCAGTCCGCGCATGTCTTGCACGAAGTTGCCGCCCTCGAAGTCTTTCTTCTGATACTGCACCGGCATCACCGACATAACATCCGAGCGAAGGCGAACGGCCTGATAGACTACCGCCACGAGCAAAGCCTGCTGCGGCGAGCGGGTGTAGGCTATGCGCTCCATGTAGTCGGCACCTTGCGGCTTCTGCGGCTCGGGTGGCATGGTGCTGCTGGGCACTCCTGGAGTGGGTGCCTCGCGCAACATGATAGCGTTCTCGGGCGTTGCCGCTTTGAAAAGATTACTGAAAAAACTCATATCTTATTCCTTTTTACTATTCGGTTGAAAACACGTCACGGGTTTACCAGCGAAAATCGGAGCAATCAAGTCCATCTTCTGAGGGATGGGTCGGTCAGAGTTATGGAAGTACCACTGCATCAGGTTGCCGTCGGTGATGATGTCCTCGCTCACGGGCAACACATTCAAATTGCTGTAGAAGCGGTTGATGACTGCCGAGGTGATGGTCTGGTCGATGCGCTCAATGCTTCCAGTACCCATCAGGCAGAGCAATGCAAATGTAAGGTCGTTGATGTCGGTGTTCACGCGGTTATCCTTCAGGACTTCGAAGCAACCCTGATACAGTCCTTCTTGCATCAGGTCGTAGCCCATGCGTTTCAAGGCCACCATGCACTTGTCAGCCTGACTACGTGGATAGCCTCGTGTCTTCACCCACACATCGTATTCGCTGGGCAGCGTGTTACGATGGGGATGGATCATCAGACAGCGGTCATACTTTCCGCGCTCGAACTCATCCACTATCGGCTTCAGCGACTTGTTGATGCCTATTGAGCCGTCAACCCTCACGATGATGGGTGTGTCGGCATAGCGGAAGGGGTGAAAGCGCACGGTGTAGCACTTGGCGAATGCGGAGTACCTGGGCATCGGGTCGTACACGACGCGCCACGTCTCGCTCGTCAGGTGCGGATCATCGGTTACGAGCACATAGTCGGCATTGGGGTCTTTTTCCTTGACCTCGTGCACCCGCTCATAGCCGTTGAAGATGTATGTCAATACCGTGTATCTCATTCCCACAAGTCTTTATGTTCGTTGAGCCACGCCTGCTGAGCCTGCAAGTCGTTCTTCTTCCACGAGCCATTACCGTAATGCTCTATCATGCTCTTAATCTGCTCGCGACTGATAGCCTTACCGTGACACTGTGGCTTCAGTCGCTTGATGTCGTCGAGAAAAGCCGCGCCAGTGTCCCACCAGTTGCGCTTGTCCTCTCCTTTGTGAAGAGCCCACGCACGATTCGGGTCGAAGTAGGTAGCACCGCCAGCCTTACACATCGGTACGTTCACCCAACAGAGCAACGGCAACAGCCTTGGGATGCGCTTGGCGGTAACATTCGAGATATAACCGCAGCAGCACTGGTCTTCCATGCACATCCAGTCGAATGGGGCCTTGATGAGGATGTCGCTATCCATCAGCATGAAGCCTTCAGGAACCAACTCCCACAGTTTCTGCACCGACATCATGTGAACGTCGCTGCCGAAATAGCACCCCTTTGCGCAGCCTATCTTCTCGTCGCGCTCAGGGTACTTCGCCAGCTCCTTCTCAAAGTCGATGATTTGTCCCTTTCGGTTGTTAAACACCTTCACGCCCTTCATCTTCTTCGTGAATGGCCGCCCGTCTGAGTTGTCAAAAATAACAACCTTATATTCCTCGCCACCGTGCTTTCGGATGCTCTTGATGAGAGCCTCGGTGAGTTCGGGCGTGTTGAAATGAATGATTGCGATTGTCTTCTGTTTTGCCATAGTTCCTTTTTATTTATCGTTTACAATTAACTGCATCAGGAATTGCAGCGTGTTCTCGCGGTGGTTCGCGTTCCACGTCTCTGGGATGATCTGATACGTCTTGTCGAGATACTTGATACGGCTGCGCTCGTTGAAACACGTCGTGTATCTCATGCGGACAATCTTCACCGCATAGGCATCGAGGCTTCCGGCATTCATGGCCGACTTGCCGCGCTGATAATCGACATTGGCATGAAGACAGCCGACCTCCTCCCACTCGATGCCTGCCGAGTCGAGTCCGTACTTACCCGCCACCGCCTCCTTGCGGTTGAACGGCTGGATGATGTCATGTAAGAATCCTGCACTGTAACCCATAGCCTAAGCGTTTTGTCGATTAATAATCTCATCGCAGTCTTCCTTCGCCTTGGCGATGGCCTCACGGAACTTCTGACAGATGTACGTCGTGGGCTGCTGGATGAAGGCATAGCGGTTGTAGAGTGCCGCCATGTTGCGCCGCTGTGTATCGTAGGCCTCGATGAGTTCATCCGTCGGGTCGGTGATCTCGCCAAAGTCGAAATCGAACTCCGTCTGCACCACGGTCAGTTTGTCTATCAGCCCGTCGCGCTCCACCTGGATAGGTGTGCCGCCCGTCAGCACCATGTAGTTCTTCAGCAGAAGGTCGAAGCCGTAGAGCGATGCCTCCTTCTTCTGACTATCGGCAGCGTCGCGGTTGTTGTAGAGGTTCTGCACCAGCAACAGCGAGGCGTTGAAGATAGGGTCTGGTATGCGGCCATAGGTATCGATGAAGTTCTCATACGTTCGCCGCGTGAGGTCGAGGATGGCTTGCTCGGCTGCAATTCCCATCTGCGTCAGTTCAGCATCTTCGCAGTTGAAGTCGATGCGGCAGTGCGCATGGATGGCATCGAGGCTCAGCCACTTCAAGCCAGTGTCTTTTTGTTCGTTCATATCGAATCTTGCTTTTTGTCGTTTCTACAATGCGGACAAAAAGCGGTCGTGGGTTTACTTCGGGGCTCCCATGATGCCACTAACACACCGTCATGTTCCTCAATAGTCAGTGTGGTGTGGCTGTATATGTATTTCATAGCTGATATATTTCAAATCGATTGGTTCCGCCTCCCTGTTCACCTGGCACACGATGTCGCTGCGCTTCTGGCGCGGGCGTTTTGTTGCAGGCTTAAACATGCTGGAATAAACATGATCCATCTTTGTGAGCGACCGGTGACAGTTGGTGTGATCTTTCTCCTGTGATCCGCGCCATGACTGGTAGCACTGCCACACGTCGTCGTCGGTCATATTCCCTTCATCCACCTGTCTGCGGAATGCTTTCAGTCTTCTCCTTTCGCGCACTATCTTATCATGCGACATTACTCTCAGAATCTTTCCTGTGGGTTTGATGATATACTTGATTTGCAACCATGTGAAGCTGTGCGACAGTCGGATGATGTGCGTCTTCTTGTCGTTGATACTCAGCCCGAGACTGGCGAGCACGCCCCTGATTTCTTCGAGCAGGTTGCGCAGCTCCTTCTTTGTGCGACCGATGACAAAGAAATCGTCCATATAGCGACCGTAATACTTTACGCCCTTCACCACCTTAACAAACTGGTCAAGCCTGTTCAGATAATAGACTGCAAATATCTGTGGCGGTTCGCCTCCGAGATTCAGTCCTTTATCAGTCTTTGATGATGTGTCGATGATATAATAGATGAGCCGCTTCACGTCGTCTGGCTCATTGACAATTTTCGGTGTTATCAGCTGCTTCAGGATTTCGTGGTCCACATTCTCGAAGTATTTGCTGACATCGCCAAGCAGGATATATCCGTCGGTACCATACTTCTGGATATATCTTTGCAACATAATCCTGAAACGCTTGCGGGCAAAGTCGGTTCCACGCTGAGTCAGAGAGGCGTAATTGTCGTAGATCAGACATGGACGGAGCAATGGTGTGAGCACCTGCTTCATCAGCGACTTCTGTACGTCGCGGTCGCAGATAGCTGGCGACTCGATATGGCGGATATGTCCGCGCTCGTTGAGTATAAAGTCGTTGGTGGGCTTCACTCTGTAGGTTCCGTTTCTTACCTCTTCCTGAATCTTAAGCGTACGCGGCAACAGATCGATCAAGAATCGTTGCGTATGCTCTTTCCATCGACTCTGCTTGCTACATTCCCATGCACATTGACTCAGAGCTCCGAGACTGGTGATTGATTTTATTGTGGTCATATTAAAAAAATGCGGGGTGCTGATAGCATCATCCGACGTATCGGGATGCGTCACCCCCGCTCATTTACCGCTTTTCTTGCGGATAACCTGTTTCTCCTTAATCCTCTTAGCGAGCCGTCGGTTGAGACGTTTGTGCGTCAGTAGGCCCTGGGTGCGCGGGGATTAATCGCAGCGACGTAATTGGCATTCGACGCGGTGTTATTGTTCGCGTTGCCGTTGTTGTTCGCATTCGCGGCATTCGAAGCCGAAACGACTTATAGAAACAAGCTGTTTCTGTTCATATTTATTCAAAATTTATTTTCATTTTATTGTCACTTTTTCGCCACGCCTTGAGCGAGTTGATCATCCTCACCACATTCTTCACGTCCTCTGTGTATCTATCGTCAGGCACCCTCAGACGTATCATCACGCGCTGAATGCAGGTGAGTATCGCGTAACATGCGCCGATAGCTTTACCAATCGCCACGCGTCGCTCTTCGTATTCTGCCCGACAAGTCGGGTATATGGAGTTGGCTACCTTGATGTTGTAAAGCACATCAAACGATAGTTGTATGAGATGTTTGCTGACGATGTTAAGAAACATACGATTGCGGTCGAGGATATCATTATCCCGAAACGAAAATTTCTCGACGAGGTTATCCACGCTGTCAGAGAGTTTGAAATATATCATCTCAAACTCCACCTTGCTTTTGCTGCGTTTTCCTTTTGGTACGCTCATTGGTATAAATTTTAATAATTTATCTGTGAAACCAAAACATGGCGCGGCACAAGGCCGCGCAATGTTTAGTGGAAGAGGATTAGCGCAGCGACGTAATTGGCATACGACGCGGCGTAAGTGTACGCGTCGCCGTAGTGGGTCGCAATCGCGGCATACGAAGCCGAAACGACATCTCTCAGCCACGGATACTCGCCACCGAAAATTTCTGTATGACTGTAATGCTGGAATACTTCGAGCTGACGACATGCCTCGCCTGTGTCGTAGCCTGACGAACTCCATACTATTGAACCATACACCTGTACTTCAGACAGGGCGCAGATATACTGGTCTGTCACCCACTCCCAGCCGCTTGAGCATCCTGTGTTTGAACCGTAACGGTTGTAGCCGGTAGTGTTCACGGCATTACTCAACAGCTTGGAGTGTGCAATCAGGTTGGCTGCTCCGAGGTCGTTCTGCACGTGCGGTAGCACCGTCGTCTTCAAGTAGTCGTGCAGGTCGCAGTTCTTGTAACCGGCACCACGAGAGTTGGCACCTGTAGATGTGTTACCGCTGGCATTCCATTGGGTGGTGGTATGAGGGATCACAATCATCCCGACGTGGTTGGCGGTGACACGATAGGGTGTCGAGGTACCCTTCATCGTGTTCAGGTCTGCGATGACGTAGGTATAGCCGTTGATGGTCTTCTGGTCGCCCACCTTCAGACCGTACTTCTCAAGGTTCTGGTCGGCCACCGCCTGCTTCAGCACATTGAGATCGAAATCTGTGAGACGGGTGTGGCGCGTCATTGCGTTCAGCGTCGTTGTCAGTTCGCTGTTCGTAGGCAGCGCATCGAGCTTTTCGCGCTTGGCGGTGGTCATGCCACTGCGAATGCTGTCGAGTTCGGCGGCTGTGAAGTGAGTATTGTTCAGGCGATACTCAAACACCCACGCTGAGCCGTTGTACTTGTAGCGGTCGTAGTCGTTATCGCCGTCCGAGTCGGTCACCTTCACCCAGGCGTAGTCGTTGTGGTGGTTGCCGGTGGTGGCCTCGAGGTCGGCGATGGTGTCGTAAGTACCACGGAAGGTACCGGCATACTCCTGCACCTGACTGCTCACATACTCCTTGGTGGCATAGGCAGCGAGGGCTGAGTTGATGGCACTGGAGATCATCGTGCCCACCTGCGTGGTAGTCGAATAAGCAGCGAGCGCATTGTTGAGGGCGGATGCAATCTGAGTGTCGGTCTGCGCCTTGGTGTAGTAGTTCGAGAGGTCAATGGTGGTGGATCCGATGCACTCCCAATTATAAGTAGTCTCACCGCCTTCTGTTACGCTCAGGGTGATATATTCATCCTTCACGTTCTGTGTCTTTGGATCAGCCGACGGCACGAAATAGAGTTTGCCCGTAGTCGATGCACTGGGTGTGGGCAGTGTTGGCACACTCACCAACTCGAACTGATTGATGGCTGCTATCAGCTGATCAACCTCAGCCTTCGAATAGGTGTCGCTCTTCAAGTAGTAGTTAGTCAGGTCGCTCACGGCCTTGGTGATAAACGAGGCGAGTGAAGCCTGTAACTCTGCTGTGAGGTCGGTGGCGGGGATGCCCGTCACTGGCTTCTGATAAGCGGTGGCACCGGCCTGGGCACCACTGCGGATGTCGGCGAGATCGGCAATCACATTCTGCTTACCCAACAGCAGGGCACTCAGTTCGGCCTCCGTAGGAAGGGCGGATAGTTTGGTCACCAGTCCGCTCGTGATACCGCTGTTGATGGCGTTCCATTGAGCGGCGGTGAATCCCGAGTTGTTCAGACTGAACTCAAACGACCATGCCGTGCCGCTGAACTTGTAGCGGTCCACACGGGCGATGACCGTCGGTGTATCGTCGGCAGCAGGAATCTGTACGAAGCAATAGTCATTATTGTCGGCTGTGGCGATGGCTCCTGCCAGGGCTGTGGCCACCTGCTCATGGGTGGCGGCGATGGTCAGCGACAGGTCGCTCACGAGATTGAATGATCCGCGATATGTTGCGGTATTGGTGGCGATACTCGAGTTCATCAGGTTCTGGTCCACGAGCTTGTTCTGAACTGATGCAGCAGCTGGGATTTTCGCCTCGATAGCGTCGATGTCGTCGGCGTTCTGCTGCTCAGCAGCCTTGGCGCGGGTTTCCTCAGCATCGATATTCCCTTGCAGTGTGGTGTCGGCCTGCTGACGGGCACCCTCCTCGTCGTCGATGGCATCCTGGAGTGCTCCCTCAGCGGTCTGCGCGCGACTCTGCTCGTCACTGATCAGACCGTTGACCTCAGTTTTGTTATAGGTCGTTGACTGCGGAGCTGCCAGCGCACCGGCCTGAGCACCGCTGCGGATGGAAGCGAGGTCGTCGATCACGGCCTGCTTACCTGCCAACAGTGCCAGCAGTTCGGCATTGGTTGGAAGGGCAGACAGTTTCGCCACAAGTCCGCTGGTGATGGCTGAGTTGATAGCTGCCCACTGCTCAGCTGTATAGCCTGAGTTGTTCAGTTCGTACTCAAAACCCCATGCCTGACCGTTGAACTTGTAACGTTCCACACGGGCGACCTCTGTCGGTGTCTGCGCGTCGGTAGGTATCTGTACGAAACAATAGTCGTTGTTGTCGGCACCGGTGATGCTGCCTGCCAAGGCTGCGGCAATATCTGTGCGCGAAGCTGAGGGTGTCAGCTGCAAATCGCTAACCTCGTTGTAGCTGCCTTTGAAGGTGGCAGTGTTGGTGGCGATGGAGCTGTTGACAAACTGTTCGGTGGTGAGCTTGTTCTGAGCCGTTGCACCCGACGGGATTTTCTCCTCGATGGCATCGATGTCGCCGGCGTTCTGACGCTCTGCGGCCTTGGCGCGTGCCTCCTCAGTGTCGAGGTTTCCTTGCAGCGTGGTGTCGCCCTGCTGACGGTTCTCTATCTCTGTGTTCAGAGCTGCTGGCTGTACAGCTGTCGAACCGGCCTGTGCGCCACTTCGGATGGCTGTGAGGTCGGCAATCACGTCCTGCTTGCCCAGCAGCAGTGTGGTAAGTTCTGCATTCGTGGGCAGGGCTGAGAGCTTTGTCACCAGTCCGCTGGTGATGCCGCTGTTAATGGCATTCCATTGAGCGGCTGTGAATCCGGAGTTGTTCAGCGCATACTCAAAAGCCCACTCTGTGCCGTTGAACTTGTATCGTTCCACGCTGTCGATCACGGTTGGTGTGTCGTCGCTGGTCGGAATCTGCACAAAGGCATAGTCGTTGTTATCAGCCTGAGCCACAACCGATGGCAGGGCAGCGGCAATCTGTAGGCGGGTGGCATCGGTTGTCAAGTGCATGTCTGTTACCAGATTATATGTTCCACGGAAAATGGCTGTGGCTGTCTGGATACTTGAGTTCATCAGGTTCTGATCCACGAGCTTGTTCTGTGGTGATGCAGCAGCGGGGATTTTTCCCTCGATGTCGTTGATGACATCCTGTAACTGGTCGTCAGCTGTCTCACGCGACAGTGCCTCACTTTCGATGCCCTGCTGAAGCAATGCGTCAGCACCCTCACGTCTTTGTGCCTCGGCATCGATATTTCCCCGAAGGGTGATGTCGGCCTGCTCGCGTGCGCTCTGCTCGCTGTTGATATTCTGTTGCAACTGGTTCTCAGCACCTGTGGCGCGTTCGGTCTCTGCGGTCAGGTCTGACTGCGGGGTGGCGTTGTCGAGGATGTTCTGCACCTCGTCGCCGGATTGTGAAAGTCTGTAATCTGCCATAATCTTGATATTTTTTTTAGTTATTACTATTCGCGTTATTCAGAACCTCGGCCAGTGCGTCGGCACTCTCACGAAGCACGTAGATATATTCGTCGTTGCGGGTGACAAGTGGTCGATAAATCGGATAAGGTTCGCCATGCTCCGGGATGACCGTTTCGGTGACGCACAGGCGAAGGTACTTAGCCGCAATGTCTGGCTCATCGGTCAGCTCGTAGCGCACATCATGACCTACACTCGAGCACTTCGGACAGGTGAAGAGCTGCGGACACGGGGTGTCAACCACGAATCCGATATACTGCTCATCCACCTCCTGACGGCGGTTGTCGGGGTCAACGTCGGTATCGATGCAATACCACACGAAGCGGGCCTTGATCTTACCAATCATCTTCGATGTGTCGAAGATCATCACGTACTCGCCATCGGTACCGTAGAGCATATCCGCCTTCTGGATGACTATCTTATAGGCACGCATACCATAGATCAGCTCCACATAGAAGTCACAGAGCTCCATGTTGAGATTCACGTTTTGCGAGGTAATGATGAATTTCGCCTTATCGCCCCGCTGGAAAATGTTCATTTCTGCCATATTTCGAAACTATATTTTATCTACCAATTCGCCCGAAATATGGTCGTGGGTTTACCAATCGTTAAAAGAAAAAAGGGGGAGCCCGCTGGCTCCCCAAAAATTCAACTAAAACTAATCTATGATGAAAACACATTATTTCAGCAGTTCTATCAGTGCACGCTTGCCACCGGCTGCCATGAGCGACTGGGGCATTTTTAGGATGCTTACGATTGCAGGGATATAGACGACGGGGATGTCGGCCTTACCTTCCTTGTAGATGGTGCGGGCTATCTCATCCAGCCCCAGGTCGCCAGTGTTCTGGTGGATCACGTTACCGAGCGTCTTGGAGATGTCCACCTTCATCTTCTCGTCAAAACTCACTTCCATCTCGACTTGCGTGAAGTCGAAAAATTTTGTTTCTTTCTGTTCCATAGTTCCTTTAATATTAATTATTATGTACCACCTCATAGGCGCGGTACTCGCCCTTTGTCGGATTATAAATCAGCAGTATCTCGATATAGTCGCCAACAGCCAACTGGGTGACGGCATCTCCACCTGTACGGTGCGTATCGTCGAACGTCATTTTCCACGGCTGGTTGGTTGTTGCCCCGTAACCGTCGCGGTAGGTCAGATAGCAATGGTATGCTTCCGATTGGTTCAGGATAACCATCCTTGCACTAAAAAACTTGTTGGTCGATGTGATACCCAGCACGCTTCTGATGTTGCTCAGCGTTGGCAGACGGAAATAATGCGTGTTGACAGATGTCGAGCCTTTCAGGAATACAAACAAGCCCGCTGAGCAGGTGATGTCTGTCACACTGTTGTTGGTTGATGGTACGGTGATTTCCTGCGTCATGTAGCCTGCAACCACGTTATCCGTTGTCACCGAACCTGTGCCGCTGATGTTTCCGGAGTTATCGACATTCAGATTACCAATCACACAGCCCGCCGTCAGTGTGCCGAGGATTCTGAGGTTTCCGCCGTTGTCGATACTCATCACGGTCTGACCGCCTGAGATGAAGTTGGTGGTCTTGGTGAAGGTGAAAAGAATATTATCAGCCTTTATGCTGGCGTTGGAAATATAACCGTTGCCGTCCTTCTTCACCATCAGACTGATCTCTGCCTCCTTCACGTAGTCGCCCTCAATGGCGGTCACGCGGCCTGAGATGCTGCTGGTCGTAACTTGCAGCGAACCGATCTGCGTGGTGTGCGTGCCGAGGGTGGTGTGGTCGGCTGTCACGGTCGCACTGATGCCGTTCAGGTCGGTGCGCAGGGTGCTGATCTGTGAAGTGTGGGTGGTGACTGTACCACTAACGGCATCCACCTCGTCGGAGATGTTGCTCACCGATTGGGATATGCTGCTGGTCGTAACTTGCAGCGAACCGATCTGCGTGGTATGTGTGCCGAGGGTTTTATGGTCGGCTGTGACGGTGGCACTGATGCCGTTCAAGTCAGTGCGCAAGGTACTGATCTGTGAGGTCTGACCGTCAACGGTGGTTTGCAACGATGACACCGATTGGGATATGCTGTTGGTGGTGATCGTCAGCTGCCCTATCTGTGTGGTATGCCCGCTTACGGTGTCGCTTACCGAACTCACCGATGCCGTAATTTGCCGGGTGGTGATCTGAAGCTGACCTATCTGCTCAGTATGACCGCTGACGGTGTCGCTTACCGAACTCACCGATGCCGTAATTTGCTGGGTGGTGATCTGAAGCTGACCTATCTGCTCAGTATGACCGCTGACGGTGGTCTGAACCGAACTGACACTGGCACTGATCTGCTGGGCAGTCACGGTGAGGTTGGCGATGTCCTGCTCATCGTCGGTTACTCGCTGCGCCAGCAGCGTGATATTCTTCGAGGTCATAATCAGCTGGGTAGAATACTCAGCCAGCTTTCCGTTCTCATCATAAATATCGAGAAACAGCGCATTGATCTTATTCATGAATCCTGCTGTGTCTCGCATTCCTATCATGCGCAGGATGCCTTCTCTGTTGATTTCCTTCATACGCTTGGAGTGCTTGGAGTGTTATATTGCGAATAATCCTGCAACAGCGTGATGGTGGTCACGTCGTCGCGCCACTGCTGTGCGAGACTCACGGGGTTGAATTTCCATCGGTCCATCGTCACGCGGTGCTGCGGGGTGATTGCTGGTATTGCGTCAGTGCGCAGATCGACAGTGAGTTGCCGTTTTGACGACTGCCAGAAAGCTGCCACACGGTCGGCGAGGTGTTGCTCAGGATGGTCTAAAATGTTGTGTACGTCTGGGTCGCTGATGTCGTGACCATAGCGTGCTTTATCCATATATGTGCCATCGGGGTTCATCACCAGACCGTATCCATACTTCATATTGTTATCGCTGGCATAGATGCAGTCAGCGTTCCACGTCTCGCCTGAACCGTTGGCATTACTCGATCCGTAGTCCATCGAGCTCACACGGTCATCCGACATGGTGCGCGGTCGTTTCTGAGTGGTGTTGTTCTGTATATAGGTCTTATCTCTCGAGAACTCCACCTCAAAATCCGCCACCTGCGCCACAGTGTTGCCGCCGTTGTAAGAGTGACATCCCATAAAATCCACGAAAAGCCATCCGTTAAGTCCTTCGTCCACGGGGATAGAACCGAACTTACCCCAGTCAATGTCGCCCGACAGGTTGTAGGCCGTAAAGCCGTTAAGCATATTTCCATTGATGCCCACTGCCACCATCTGCGGCGTGCTGACCCATGAGTGGAAAATGTTACCATTGTCATCGCATGTGAGACGGAACCATTTGGCGTTAGACCTGCTTGTGCCGATGCCTATGCGGAGAAAAGCATACCAGGAATTGTCTTCGCCAGACTCGAACTGCTTGGCACCCTGGAAGAGGTTGCCTTTCACCGATAGCGAACCACCGCTGTAGTTGAAGCGTTGCTTGATGGTGATCTGCGAAAACGGGGTGACCGATGAGAATCCGTTCATGATGATCAGGTCGCATTTGGTCGCTTTTTCCTGCTCGTCGGTGGGGAATATCTGCCGGCGACAGAATCCGCCATTTGTGCCAGATGTTCCCGACATCACATTATGAGAAGGCGATGACTCACTCTGTCCGAAGCTGTGTACCGTCGGAGTTGTGAAATAACCTGTCAGCGACGAGCTTCCCTGTACCCATGTGTAGGTGTCACCAAGTTCCTTGCGCACGGAGTTGGGCGCAAACTTCACCACGGTGCTCTGTTCATTACAGTTTGCCTGCACCACCGCACGGCTCGGCCCCATGCGCCTGAAGTCGTCGTTGTCGGTCGAAGCAAAGATGTCGCCTTCGAGCGTCACGGGGATAAAGTCCACATCGTTGGTGCCGGCCACGTTTCCCAGCACCATCTGGCGTAGCTGTGCGCGGGTCATCGACACCCATTTCGGCTCTGTCACGTCGTCGTAGCAGGTCAGATACATCGTGCGCCCCTGTGTCCGGCATGTCCATCCCCAGAACTTGCACACATCCTCCAGTATCTCATACAGATTATATTGCGGCACGATGTCGTCTTCGTTCTCGTCGTTGCTTTCTTTCAACACATTCATCCACTCAAATTTCTTGTGCAACCACTGCTGAGCGTCTTGGTTACCCTGGATGATGAAATTATCAAACCCCACCACTTGCACCGACAGGGCTTCTGCCGCTGCTGCCATCAGGTCGATCACATAGGCGAAGTTGTGGCGTTGCGGATCAGCCGTCGATGGCTGTTGCGACTTCAGCACCGCGAGGGGGCACTGCACGGGAAAATCTCTCTCCTGAGTCTTCTCATAGAGCGTGCCGCTGAAATCCTGCGTCTGCATGAATCCCTGCCAGTCCACCACCGTTGTGCCGTTCTCCTCATGGGTGAGCACCACGGGGCGTTCTGCTGCCAATGATGGGACAAATGCTTTCCAGTCGAAAGGTGTCACCCCGTCGGCTGCATAGCCATCATCCACGATGCTTATCTTTCCAGTCTGCGTGCGGATGGGTGTAAACGGGTCGTCGTCGCTGTCCTCCTCAGTGGTGAACGGCTCAGCACCACCCTTCAGCAGAATGGGCTCACCCTCATAAATCATATCATAGATAGAGAGTGTCATCACCTTGCCACCCCTGAGCGTCTTGAACTTTACCTGCCAATGTATCGCCATAATTCCATTATGTTAGAGGTCCATTACCTGTGAATGCGAAAGAGCCCTGTGCGAGGTTGCCGCGCGTGGCGGTGATCTTCACCGTCTTCAGAATAGCCGCGCCCGTCACGCCGCTGCTGTCGCTTGCGCCACGACCTTTTATCTTGATGGTGACTACCGAGCCTGCCAGCAGCACCTTCCTCACGTCGAGGTTAGCCAATACCAGCCAACCCACGTTCAGGCTCCACGACTTACGCCCTGCTATCTGATGCACCCAGTCCTGATCCGTCGCGCTGGCTATCTCGATGGTGTCACTCTCCACTTGCAGCTCGTCCGACTTCGTGCCGGCAATCGCCTGCCCGTTCATGTAAACGATGATGTTATTACCTAATACTGCCATATCTTTGTTCTTTTTTAATTGTCATTACCCACTCTTGTCATTTCGACTAAGCGCAGCGCATGGAGAAATCTCCTACACCCCATCATCCCCACGTCAGCAGCTGTTTGCCTTGCAACTGGAGTGTGCGGTCAACCGACAGGATGATGTCGGTGCCCTTGATGCGCCCGCTGATGTTCATGCCGTTGATGCCGTTGCCCTGAAGCTGACTGGCGAGGTTTCCCTGTTGCGCCTTGTTGAGCACCAGCTCGCCTGAGTTCACCATAGCATTGCCCGCATAGATGTTGTCGCCGCTGTACTGATTACCGCCCACGATACCGCCTTCAGCGAATCCAGTCAGCTGATGGATGGTTGATATGGTAGTGGCCATCGCCGCAACACCGGCAGCAACAAAGGCAAGCCAACCCCATCCTGTGCCTGTTACCAAAGGAGAGGCTGCTGCTTGTGCAAAGCCCATAGCGATACTGGCAATAGACTGAAGCACAATACCAGCAGCACGCACGCCTGGGTCTTCCATACCTGCCAAGGCACCGCCAAGCGCACCAGCCGCATTCGCAGCCAAACCGAAGGCCATCTTTGATTGCATAGCAGACTTGTTCATTTTATCCATACTCTCCTGGAATGGATCAAAGTCCTCAGTCCACTGTGTCAGATTGGTCATCGCCTCTCCGACACTGCCGATGGAGCCAGTGATGGTATCTTTATACTTCTCCCACTCATCAGCATGTCCGAGAATATTTTCAGGCTTCACCATTTCGGCTACCGACGGCATCATGTCTTCTGCTTTTACACCAGAAAGCATTGCCTTATTCTGATCGAAGACAATGGAGGCAATATCGAAACCGCTGCCACCAGAGTGACCACCGCCTGTGCGATTTTTCACGTTAGAAGCCGAGCCACCAACTACTATCTCAGGAATTTTATTGATGGCATCCTTACGGATCAGTCTGCCATTGTCATCCACGGTATCGGTAACATCAGTCATACCTCTCGTCACGATGTCCTCCACCGATTTACCATCAATATAACTCGCCAACTCATTAAACAACTTAATGAGCGGTTTGATGGCTGTGTTCGCCAGATCGACAGCCCCTATTTTCAGGTCAGTCCACAGCGTAGCACCAGCACCCGTCAGCGAGTTCATCGTATTGCCAAGTTCTGTCATGGCATTGTCGAGCCGTGCTTGTGCCTGTGCAGCGCGGTCGGCTGCTGTCTCCACATAGTCGCCTGCTGATGCCATGCGCTCCTCGATGATCTGTGCCACGGCCTTCGTCATATCGCCAGTCTCCTTCATACGATTGCGGATATCCTCTGCTGAAAGCCCGAGGTTATCAAGGATAGGCAGCGACTTACGGCCAAGACCTGTCACAATGGAGTCCACGAGGTAGTTCACATCCTGACCAGTGTCCTTGGCCTGTTGCTGTGCAAAGGCGAGGAAGGTGCCCATCTGCTCAAGTGACAGATTGAAGTTGTCGAACTTCACAGCCTGCTTCATCAGCTCGAGGTCGTTCACGGTGCCGTGAGTCGCCTCACGCAGTCCTTCGAGCAGTCCCGGCTGGTTCAGTCGGTCAAAGGCCATCTTCACGCCCTCCATCTCCTTTGCCATCGCTGAGCCTGTGCTAACTGCCTCTGCGAATCCACTGGCCACCGTGCCGAGCACGGCTGCAAACGAGGCATACTGCGCAGCAGCCGCCACTATCGATTTGGTCGATTGGTTCAATATGCCGCCCATCGTCAGGTTCTCCTGTTTGAAACCTTCGAGCGTTCTTTTCGCCTTGGCGATGCCAGCGTTATAATTGTCGGTGTTCGCCTTGATGCGAACAAGCATATCACTATTAGCCATTTGCCACTCGTTTTATATATTCGTTAATATTTGCAGCCAAATCCTTTGCCGCCTGTTCCATGTGGAAGGGAGCGATGTGTCCGAACATATCCGTGCGCCTGATGCTGCCACGGTTTCCGTATCGGCTCTCACGATTCACGGTGCCAGAGGATAAAAATCTGAGGATGAAGCCACGATCGGAACCATAATACTGATCCAGTCGGTTACGGCTCTCTACCCTTGTCCGTCGGTTGCCGCCACGCTGTCCTGGTTGCAATGTGCGCTGTCTTATCAGGTCGTATTTTGCACCAGCCCTGCGCTTTTTCAGAATGCTGACGTTACCACCGAACAGCTGCTTATACACGCTGTGCTTCACAGCTCTTGCAGCCTTGCGGGGATCGTCTTTGATATAGTTCTTCACATCTTGACTGATGTGCTTTCGCGCCTCCTGTAGCAGTTTCTTGATGAGCGTCCTGATATGTCGGTCGAAATTTGGCTCATACGTCAGCATGTGCTCGAACTTCTCCTGATTCTCGATGAAACCAGAAAGCTCGACACACTCAGACGATTCGCTACCGCCTGCTGACCTGCCGCCACTATTTACATATTCTGATAATCTACCCATAAACGAAAAATGCGCGATTAGTGCAACTATACACTAACCGCGCAAAACATGGTTTGGGGTTTACTTGTGATACTTATGCCTCCAGCGGATCGTGGTTGTCGCCACCGCCACCGTTGTTACCACCTCCATTATTGTCGTCTGGGTTGGTGTCGTCGCCAGCCTTCTTGTTCACGTAGGCACGCTCCACCACGCCCTTGCGCTCGACACTGTAGCCTTCTTTTTCCAACAGCTCTGAGAACTTAACCTCGCTCTCGCAGCGAACCTTCACCGTGACACCTGCACGGGTGGCAAGTTCGCCGGCATTCTCCATCGTGATGTCGGTCACGGTGGGGTCGAGCTCCTTGGCACGGGCGAGGTTGATGTTTCCGCCCTTCAGATGTAAGTCTGGGTAGATACGCATGAGAACATCCTGCCCGTCCTTGAACTGGATGGCGAAGCCCATTGCCATGAGCTGTGCAGCAGCCTTGCCGAAGTAGCCAAGCACGCTGGCTGCCACGTCTTCTGGAATCAGCGAGTTCTGATGATGGATTTCGCGGGCGAGTGTCTTCTCATCGCAGGTGAGCAGCACTTCGTTGGCGGTGATAGACTTGCCCGTCTGTAGGGCTTCATTGCCTTGGTTCAGGCATACTTCATACTGAATCATTTTTCTGTCTTGTTTTAAGGGTTAAAAACTATCTTGCTAAGATAGGTGCCAACTATTTTACTAACGAAGGCACCATCTATCTTACTAAGATAGTTTGGTCTGGGGTTTACCATTTTCCTGACCTCACGAAAATGATAGGCACAAAAAAAGGGAGCCGCTGCTCCCCTCATTACTAAGCATAATAAACTAACCTAAAACTTCAATAATAAAAAACTAATTATGAAAAAACCTTGATCTATATAAATTAGCAATATGGTAACGACCGAAGCGGGCTACTTCTTCAGCAGGCCGTCGATCACTTGTTTGCGATTCTTTCCGAAATCTGGGAATACGTAGGACACATGCACCCAATACGATCCCGTCTTCGGGTTGTGCTCCCATATTAACTGATCAAACGGCAGATGGTCTTTGATGTAGTTAAACCACCTGCGGCCCTTCTGGATGTCGCCGTCGATACAGAGGTCAGCGGCCTGACCCTTCAGATGCTGTGAGTTATACACGCCGCCAACCGCCTTGTTCAGTTTCTCGCAACGGTAGCCTGATCCGATCTTGATGGGTTCGTTCATAGCCACGCGCAATGGCTCCAGGACATGGGCACAGAGATAGACGAGGTTGATCATCTTCTGAGTGGTGGGTTTGTTATCTATTCCGAGACGCTTCGCCGTGTCCGAGGCGTACATCTCTTCGATTGTGAAGTGCATGGTTACTGGGGTGTTCATATCATTATGTCCTTATGTTCTTTTTATCTAAATATCATTTTCGGGCTCGATGGCGTGCTGAGATGCGTCAGGCTTGCTAATTTCCCCGACTTGCGAGATGGTTACGGGCACACGGAGAGCGCAGTCTTCCCTGCCACACAGAAAAGGGCGCAGACACTCCAGCTGTCTGCCATTCCTGGCGATGTCGCGCTTCATCTTCTCACGCTCGTCTTCTGTCTCCCTGCGGAACTTGCTGAAGTCTTTCTGCAACTGCTCCACCTGTTCGCGGAACTCCAGATAGCCCTGCTTGTAGTGGTCGCGGTCGGCTCGCAGTTCGGCAATCAGACGGTGGTTGTCGTCCACCTCTTTCTGCTTGTCTTCGAGCATCTGCTGATAGGTGTCTTGCACCTTCTGAGCCATTTCGATTTCCTTCGCCTTGGCTTCAGCCTCTTTTTCTTTTACCTCCACTTCGGCTTGTTTGGCTTCTGCCTTGGCTTTCGCCCGCTGCCACCGCCATGTAAAGATACCGCCTACGGCACCGCCACCGAACAGCAGTCCGAGGATGCCAATGATTGAATCTAATGTAATTTCCATTTCTTGAAACATTTATCTACAATACCTTCACAATCACGTCGTGGGTTTACTCCCTGTCATCTCGACTAAGCGAAGCGCATGGAGAGATCTCTCGACTACGCTCGAGATGACAACAAAAAAGCCCGGTGGCACGAAAGATGTACGTGAACAAGGATTGGCCACCGGGCATGTTAATCTTTATTTTATTCAAAAACAGTGCCGACCCTCACGGGCTCGGCTTGCTGCCTCACGGCAGGAATTTCTTCAATTTCATTCCGATGAAGATGATCAGTCCCATGATGGCGATGATACCGATGGTGAAGACGACAATCTCGAACTTCGTCTTCTTCCGAGGTACTTCCTTCACTACTTCATACGGAACTGGAATCGAGTCGCGCTTCGACTGATAAAGTGTATCATGCACTTCGCGCTCGATGTACTTCGTGCGCCAACGCTCGATGCGGATGGTGTCGCCCTTCTCACTCACATGGATCGAGTCGTGGAGCCATATCGAGTCGCGCTGTAACTTCGACTGATAGACGGTATCGGTGGTGTGGTGCTCCACAGGCACATACCTCGTCGTGGTGCAGCTACTAAAGGATAGCAGCAGCAGCACCGCCAGGATGAGGAATGTCACGCTGAGCATACTCAACAGACAACCCTCACCCTGGGGCCTTCGCTTCATTTCGTGATACCACGCTTCTTCTGGATTATTATAATTCATAAGCCATATTATTAAATGGTTAATACTATCCATTCGGCATAATGCCGTCAGGGGTTTACTTTGCTCAATCCTGTGCCTGAAAAGTCAGGATTCACACCCACCACCGTAGCGGGTCGTCGATAAAATGTCCGTCTTCCATAATCACTTCTCCCATTTCTTGCGAGCCGCTTCGAATTTCTTCTCAGACTCCTTGTGTTTTTTCTCTGCCGCTTCGATGATGGCGATGGGATTGACATAGACATCTTTGCTCTCGAGCTCCGCCTGCTTCGACTGTTTTTTGATTGATATAATAGCTTCCTCGTATATCATAAACCATTCGCGCAAATAACTGAAGTGCACACATAACTGGCTGTACTCCTTTTTCTCCTTTACAATCTCAGCCTTCAGCCGTTGAATTTCCGAACCATCTTCCTTCCATTCCGTCGGTTGTGCATCGTTGGTGTAGATGATACTCTCTACGTCTTCGATGACGTAAGACGCGCCATCCTTGTCACCGTCACGATAGACAGTCACCGCGGCATACTCTCTGTCGTGATCCACCATTGTGACCGCCTTGTCATTAATAAAGCTGTCACCGTTCTTTGTCTTTACGATAATCATAGTTTCTTATCTTTTGATATTCGTACTTTGTTAGCGACTGCAATATAGTTGAGCGATAGTCCCCACTTGTCATCGTAGCAGGCGCAAAGGCCACCACGGTGCATACCACCAGCCCACCAAAATTCTCGATCCTGATGTTCAAGACACATAAACAGAAGATTTCTGGCAATAACCTTCAATTCGTCAATGCTTACTTTTGCCTTTGATGGCATCATCATTTTTCGTGTCTTTTCAAAGTCGAAGCCTTGTATGACCTCCGCCACCAGTTTGTCTTTCTCTTCGTTTGTCATAGTTCATTTTATTTAATTCTTGATAAAACAAAGGGAGCAACCGATGCGCTCAGTTGCTCCCTTTCGTTGGGTTAATAATGTTTATTCTTTGAATTTCCAGCGATAGCCGCCAGCATGAGGGTTTCCTTTTTTCCCTAAACAACATGCCGAGATGTTAGACGCATATATACCCGTCTGCCTACTGGCTTCATTTACAGAATGGTAGGTAGCCACGATGTTTCCGTTTTCATCTATCTGCTCTACAGGCTTGCCTTGCGTAACGCCAACACGCTTCGGTCGGTCGTTATAGGTAAGATTGTACACAAGTGAGCACCATTCCAAATTCTCTACCCGGTTGTCGGTTTTCTGCTCGTTCTTATGGTTTATCTGAGGCAGATTGTCCGGATTCGGTATGAATGCTTGTGCCACAAGCCTGTGAACGAGGTAGTGCCGTTTCTTTTTCGTGTCGTAGTATAAATCCACAAGGTAATAGCCGTACCTTGTAAGATACGGCTTTAGGACTCGCCCTTCGTGTTCACGCCTGAATTTGGCTATCTTTCCGAGTGACAAACTTCGCACTCGTCCGAGGTTGCTCACCTGGTAGCGACCTTCATAGCCTTCGATGTCTTTCCAAATCTCTTCCATAGTCTTACATTTGGGTGTCGTACTCAAAGAATGTCTCACGCACAAGTTTGATGGCTGGGTCGTCGTAGTGCTTGTCGCCAATAGTCCACATCAGTTGCCGTGTGCCTTCGATGAATCGTGACAACTCTTCAAGAGTGCTGTGCATCGTCTTTGCTCCGCACGGCAGGATCATGTTGTCGGTGTCTTCGGGGTCGAGTGCGCTGTTGTGGTCAATCAGTTGGAGGGCAAGCCCTGCGAATGTCTGTGCCACTACTCGCATGTTGTCCTTCAGCGACTCGCGTGTCACTTCTCCGTAGATGGGGATAAGCGGCTCTAATGCACGGGCGATGTCCTCGGCTTCACGCTTAACGAACTCGGTTAACAGCAGATGGGCAGCGTTGCGCTCCTTCATCTTCTTCTCAAATGCTTTGTTACTCATACCTTTAGAATTTTGACAAATAAATAAAAATGCGGCACTACGCGCTGTCAAGGCTCCTAAAGGGTAATGCCTTTGAGGGTGTTTCCACTACCTCACGCGGTTGCCGCTATGATTTCTTTGCATGTCGGCACAAAATAAGCAGCCTTGTTTGGGGCTGCTGCTTCGTGCCCCTTTAGGATTTTGACGATGCAAAGATAAGCATTTTTATTTATATGTTCCAAACAATCGGGCAGAAAATTAATATATTTTATAATTACTGCTCTATTCTGCCTTCCGAAAGGTCAAACCCATATAGTGCATCAAGCAGTCCGTGAACGAAGTCAATTTTGTGGGTGGGCTGGGGACCTCCCTTCACGATGCGCCTGAGGTCGCTGCTGCCGACTTCTGCCGCACAGTTACCGAAGCACCAGCAAATCATGGGGTTCATGGAGAACGTCATCCACGGCTCCTTCTCCAGTATCATGTGCTCCAGCTCTGCGATGCGGGGGTTCTGCGTCATGGCGGTCTGACTCACGGGGATGACCATGCGCTGAATCATGTCGGCAAGGTCTTTCGGGCTGATGTCGCCACGCTTCTGGAATAGCGTTTGCAACCATGCCTTCAGTTGGTTGATGGGTTGCACGCTCTGGGCGGGGTCGTAGCAAAAGCTCACGATGTTCACGCCATGCTCTGCCACCTCTGCTATGCGGTTGATGGCATACATGCTGTCAAACACTTCTCCAGGGCACACGTGCAGCCAGCCTTCTTTCTCCCATTGCTCATACAATGGTCGGTTCGGGCTATGCTTCATCGTCTCTTCGAGCACCCATAAATCAGTATCTACAAAGAACCTTCCTCGCATAGTGCTGCTCGGTGTGTAGTTCACCGCCATATAGGTGACGGCAAAGAGGTCGTCGCCTTGGGCAAAATCAAGGCCAACAAACGTCTGCCACCCGTCCTGATACTTGCAGTCTTCAATCCTGCGCTCTATCTGCAATGGACGGATGCGGTCGCCCGTGATCCATTTGGTGACCTTCCCGCTCGAGTACACATTAAACAGCTTCGCTATCACCTCGCCCGTGTCGCCGTCGCGTTGGGCTTTGGCTATCTGGTCATCGTAGAACTGGTGCTGCACGATCGTTCCAATCATAGGATTAACTTTATGCCGTACCGTCTTGTTCGTCAGCAGGTACTGCTCCTCCTTCTGCCATGCGTCGGGCTCCAGCAGCAGCGTCATCGTGCGGTCGTCGGTCAGCACGGGCTGCACCTCGCCCTTGGCAATGCTCTGCTCGCGCTCCAGCATACCGTGAAGGCCGTCGAGTATCTGGATGAACGGCCCCTCGGTGATGCGTCCTGCCGAGGTCATCGTCACGCTCAGCGGTTCGCGGCGCGGACCCATCGACGACTCGATCACGTCCACCAGCATCTTCATGTCGCTCTTGCCGTTGGCGTAGGGTGCCGCACCGAACTCGTCCTTCAGACAGAGCTGGGCAAACCATCCATCCTTGAACTTGCCGCCTGCCGTCATGGGTCGGATGCTGGCGGTCGAAATCTCGCTGTACTTGTCGCGCCACGCTGCCAGGCTCTCGGTCAGTCGGAAGCGGTTCTCTGTGTCGAGACCACTCAGCAGATACTTGATGCGGCGGAAGATGATTTTCGCCTGGTCTTCGGAGTTGGCACAGCAGAAGCCCTCCATGTTGTAGTCCTCGAAGAGCATGAACTCCACGCCGATGAAGCCGCCGAAACCCGTCTTGTCAATCTTGCGCGAGCCGGTCAGCGTGAAGTCGGTGCACAGTCGGCGATAGTCCCAGATGGTGCCGTCCTTCTCGCGCTCCGTGCGCAGCAGTTGGGGCTTCGAGCCAGCGGGCATCTGCGTATCAATCCATGTGTAGAAGCCGTAGATGCTGGCGAGGCAGAACACTTGAAAGTTCGCCCAACGGTACACCTGACCACCCGCGATGCCGGGGCATTTCAGACCGCCGCTGATGTGCCGCCACACGCCTTCGTCCTGCCGCCACTCGCCCTCGCGCAGTCGGATCACCGTCTGCACCTTCTTCGTGTTGAAGTTGTACGTGTCGAGACACCGCAGGAACTTCGCCGCGCCCAGCAGCTCATACAAGCCGTGCCAGTCGTTGGGGTCATCCTCGCGTGCCGACGAATGCTCCAGCAAGTCCTCGAAATACATACGCAGTCGCATGTCGATGCCCTCGCAGACGTTCTCCATGCCCCTGTATCTACTCTCCAGCAGGTCAATCGCCCGCTGCTTGTTTTCTTGTTGTGATGTCATAATTTGTTATTTTGTTGCTCCACGATTTCGATGGCGCGGAATATCTCGTACATCACTTGGGGGACGATGGCGTTGCCGTAGGCTTTGAGGGCTTCGGTGCGCCACTTTCCGAAAGAAAGGGTAAGGCGGTCCACATCAAAGGGAAGCCCATCATTTCCTCGGTGAACAGGGGAGACAGACGGGAAACCTTCCCATCTTCCGAGACCTGCGATTCCATCACAGCGATGCATGAGTCCAACATATCTGTCCGTTGATTGCCCCGGTCTTTCCGTATCGCAGTCGTTCCACCCTTGTAATCTCTCGCGCAAGTAGTCGGCAAAAGTTTGTTGACCACCATCTTCGCCACTTCTTCTTCCAGATTCGACTTGTTCCGACTCGCCAACTTTGGATTGTCGAGGTCGCATCCGTTCACTTGATTGCTCCGTGGTGTCGGTAGTAGTTCCTCCCTTGCCAATTGTCTCAGCGCATTGAATCGACTCGGATAGCACGTCTTGCCCTCTTCCGCTCTGCGTTCCAATGTCCGCTGCTTGCTCTCCTCGTCCTGAGTCGTGTTGTAGTCGTAGGTGTTCGGTGTCGGCAGAAGGCTGTCGAGTTTCCCGAACACCGCTGCCGACGATAGGTTCTCGATTCGTCTGCCCGTGCGGTCTTTCGTCCGTGCCGCTTTCTTCTCGTCGGGTTCGATTATCTCCAACACTCTCGGAGTCGGTAGCAGCCCGCCCTCGTTCACCTTCGTCCATTGTGGGCAATCTTCTTGCGACGATGAACACCCTGTCTCGTCTGTGGGGGGCTCCGACGGCACAAGCCGGAACAAGCACCGGCTGGACGGCATATCCGTGACTTTCAAGGTCTGTGCAGATGCGTTGAAGGGTAAAGGTCTCTCGCAGTTCGAATCGTCCTCGAAGGTCGTCAAACGCGTCGAAAAGAGTGGCTGTACCTGCCACCTTAGAAACCTCGCCCTGCTCGACCATCGTGAGGATTCCAGCAACGTTCTCAGCCACAACCCAAGTGGGCTGGATTTCGTCGATGGCGCGATACATTGACGGCCAGAGGTAGCGGTCATCCTCCGCGCCTCTTCGTCGCCCGGCATAACTGAAAGGCTGGCACGGAAAGCCGCCAGTGAGCACGTCCACTCGTCCGCGCCACTCTGTGAAGTCGGTTGTTGTGATGTCTTCATAACTTTTACTGTTTGGGTACCAATAGTCTAATACTTGTCGCCCGAATGGGTTTATCTCGCAATGGAACAGGTTCTCCCAGCCCAGCATGGTCGCTGCGACTTCGGGGCCTCCTATTCCGCTGAATACTGATGCGTGGGTCATATGTTTAATTCGTTTACTTTTCGGGTGCGGTTAGGTCGCGCCACCATTTCTTATCCGATTTAATGGGTTTAACTTACACTGCCTCCTTCTTTAGATATTCGCGTAAGTATTGCACGGAGCGGGTTACGGCTGACGATACGGTGCCGAGGTGTACGTTGTATTCCTTGGCTATCTCCGTCGGTGTGTTGCCCTCGAAGTAGAGCCGCGTGTATAGTTGCATCTTCTCGCCTGGCAATAGACTGAAAAGGTCGAACTCATAGTCCGTGTCACGATTGCCCATGTAGTCGATAGCGTCATACACTTGTCGGTGGGTGACGTGGTGCATGTAGTCGAAGGCACGGAAACGGGCTATCTTCACCCACAGCCCCACGATGTCGGTGCAGTGTTGCACACGCTTGAAGCCGTCGGTACAAAGATAGATGAAGGCTTGCTGTGCAAAGTCCTTGCACGTCTGAATGTCGTAGCCCGTGAGGTAGTTCACTGACCAGCAGACGTTCATGAAGTTGGAATCATAAACCTTTGCCCTTACCTTCATGCGTTCTGCCCATTCGGGTGGTATGGGCTTCTGCTTGGGTCTGAGGTTCTGAGGGCGCACGTCGTAGATGTTGCCGTTCACTGGTTCCAGTTCCACGTCCGGCTCCCATCGGTGCAGCACGAAGGCGCAATAGATGAGCACGACCATGTGGATGCGGTACTCTTTCTTCTTGTCGCTGATACGTGCCACATAGCCGATGCCGGTCTTTTCGGGCTTCTTGGTTCGCGTCAGGCATTTGCCTTGAATGCGCTGCTGTCCGTACAGGTCGCCACGCTCGCTGACGTATATCTCGATGTTGCCGATGGTGGGGAAGTTGCTCTTCACCACCTTGCACCCTGCCCGATCAGTCATTTCCCTCAGCGCATCCTCTTTGGTGTCGCTGAAGAATCCGTTACCTATTACCATCGTCTTCGCTGTTTATCTCGTCAATCACTTGTCGGCAATCATCAATGACCGCCACAACCTCCTGCGTCTGTTCCCACTGCTTGCGGCATTTCTCCACCGTGCGTTCGAAGGCTTGCCGTGCCTCGTCGCCCTGCTCAGCCAGATACTTTGCCGCTGATGTCATGATGATGTTTGTCAGTGAGAACGGCAATGCGGAATCGTACCGCATACACTCATAAAGCTTGTGCGCCACCTGCGTGTCGCTGCCTTTGCTCAGTATTTGCACTTGCATTTGTCCGCGTGTGCCGTGCGGCATAGCCAAAGCGAACACCGACAGCCCTTGTATGCCGTTGGTTGCTTCGTCAAGTTGCCGCATACCATCGCGTATCTTCTCAATATTCTCTTCTGTCATAGTTCCTTATATATTCGTTTAATTCATGGGTTACTTTTTACAATACCTGTTGTTCTTGTTGCCCCTCTTGCCGACGTGCGGCTTTCTAAAACCCTTGGAACACTCCCACCAGTGTGTGGCATAGCACTCTCCGTTGTAGCAGAAATAGCAGGGGTCTTTAATGCTTGGTTCTGGACATTTCATAAATTCTCCAATTCGTTCAATTCTTGATAAAAACGAAGAGAGCCGACACCCGTCAGCCCTCTTACCTCTTACATCTTACATCTTACATCCCGAAGGTCATCCCTCCAGCTCCCCGCCAGTCGTACCGCCGCCATGGTTGCCACCTTGGCCAGCGCCACCCTCGGTGATGTCCTCCTCGCCAGATGCAGCGGCAGCAGCCTGCGGGTCAACCTTCTGCCAACTCACCTCGTCGGAGAACTGGCGGCTGCGCTCGGCTATGCCGCTTTGCTTGCAAAGAACTTGGCGGCTACGGTGCAACCCAGTCGGCTCCGTCCGTTGGCAGCGTTCAGCATCTCGGCGGTTGCCACGTTTAGAGTCCCCCGCCCATCGGGGGACGGCTATAATGCAGGGGGCTCGTCCGTCACCGTCCATTTGCCGTCGTAGCCCTCGCAGAGCCATTGCCCTTCGTGAGCCTTGACGTACTGCCCTTTCTCGTCCCAGTCGTAGAGCAGATAGCACAGCGTGCCGTCGGCTTCCTTGTGGCAGGAATAGACGCAGGGCAGGCGCATGATGTCCGTCACGTGACGGCCTACGTGGATGGCTTGTTTCACTTTCTCAAACATGATTTTGTCGTTATGATATTACCAACGTTTAACTAACTTGCCGTATGGTTCAAGTCCCCAATGTAGGCGAATCTTGTCACGGCGAATTGATTTATTACGCGAAGCCTGACAGCGTTCCACACGGATGCGCCGCTGTTCGGGAGTTTCTTCCTGAGTACGGCGACGCGCATTGTCGCCACGGCTCAGCAGATAGAGATTGGAGAGGTCGCAGTTCTGACGATTGCCATCACGGAAGGCAACGCAATGCCCGTCGGGTACGGGGCCGTTGGCTTGCTCCCAAACGTAGCGGTGTTTCAGTACCATCTTCTCCGTCATGCTCACCTTGATGTAGATGTAACCGTCCTTGCTCACTCGCTCATGTCCGACGGGCTGAGTGTTGTGCGGCAACTGCCCAGGCTGAAACCTTGTGCGGCTGCTGCGCTCGATACCTTCTTTCGACATGAACTCTTCGATGCGCTTTCCCTTGTTCGGTGGCTCCTGACCTTTCACGAATCGGTGTGCAATCGCCGCAGGGTGTTGCGCTCCGATACGACCAGCACGGACGCTGTAGTCTCGCGGCTTGCGAAGCCCTAACGCTTGCGCCTTGGCGTAGATCTGTTCGGGCTTGCGTCTCAGCCGTTGGCAAAGTACCTCGGTGTCGCGGTCGGCATAGTGGCGAATGAGATACGCCACTTGCCGCTCAGTCCATTTGCGCCGTTTCATTTGATACGCCCTCCGAACTTTGCGCTGACTTCACGCTCAGCATGAACACCCTCGATGTACGATGTCTTGCTGACCTCGCTAATCATTTCGTGGACTTCCGACAGCGAGCGACCTTGACAGGCTGCTGCGATGCGTTCACACCATCGGGCAAGGTTCTCGCCCTTCTGCTTTTTATATTCCTTCTTCATGTGTCTCACCTTTTGCGTAGTTATAGCCAGCCTGCCATGCCGTGCTGATGGCTTGTGCCATTTCACGGGCAATGTCGGTGTCGATTCCTGCTTTCACGGCATGGGTGAACCAATAAGCCTTGTAGAACTCGCAGGCTTGGCAGGCTTTGTCTTGTCTTTCGGTCATGTGACTTCCTGTATTATCCGTTGTTCCTTATAGAAGTAGGCTTCGCACTTGGTCAGCTTGCCTTTCTTGTCGCGCTCATGGTTGCGGTAGCGTATCGGGGTGCCGTCCATGAATAACTCCATTGTCCGCTTCGACTGCGTAATGAGTGCCAATTCAGCGTCACTATATACGCGGTCATCACCTTTGGCATTCCATTTCGCATACGGCATGAGTTCCTTTGCCGCCATGAGTGCTCCCTGGTAGTAGGCCGCATAGTACACCATCTTTTGAAGGTCTATCTTGACCTCGTTCTCAATGGCAAACCGTTTGGCTCTCTCGTCCTCATTCCTCTCCAGAATCGCCAACGCTCTCTCGATGGTCTTCTTCTCTGCATACGTCAGTTCCATAGTCGTAACGCTCTTTGAGGTCAATTCCTAATTCCTCCGCTTTCGCCTTCATCAGTTCGATGTTGCGCCACGGGTTGCAATGCACCTCCTTGTGGCACTTGTGGCAAAGCATGATGCCGTTGCGGATAGACTGCCCAAGTTCGGGGAATCGTGCAAGTGGCAGAACGTGGTGCAACTCCATCGCCTCGTACTCAAACGGCTGTCCGCAATGAGGGCAACGTCCGCCCTGTCTTTCGTACAGCTTGCGCTTGTTCTCGACGCAATGGTCTTGCGTGTGGTTCGTGTACATCAAATCGCGGATAGGTCGTTTCTTCATCCTACAATTCGAGATGTAGAAGTACAACCGCCCGATGCGTAGTTTCTTCGCCCATCCTTTGCGCCATGCTCTCGGCTGCGAATGGTACGGCGGGTTGATGATAGTCACCTGCCCGCCGCTTTGGTTGACCAACTCACCAATCACCGCAATGGGTGTGTGGTAGGTCGGCTCTCCCGTTCGTCTGAAAATCTCGTTTAATGTCATAGTTCCTTATTTTTTAATGTTTATTTAATCCATCTCAGGTATCTCGTTCATCGTGTCACGGGCTTGGGTGAGCAGGTTGCTCAGGCCGTCCTTCTCGGTGTCCACTCCCTTCTTCACGTCTTCCTTGATCTTGCTTGGCGTTGAGTTCCAGTTCAGTCCGAGTGCCTGGAACTGTAGGCGCAACTCGGCTTGTAGTTTCAGGTAGTAGGGCAGCAGCGGGTTCACCTCGTCCTTCTGCTGGTTCTGACTGCCCCACACCGTATCTACCAGCGTCTTCGCCTTCATCAGGTCACGATATACGCGGTTCATCATCATCCATGTCTGCGCACATGCCGACACTTGCGGAATCAGAAACTCGTCAAACTCTGCGCCCGTGCGCTTCTCAATCATGGAAATCAGCAGGTTCTCATAGCCGCCTATCGTTGTGGGCATCGAGTGCCGACGGGCAGCAGTCGCTTTTTTATTGTCCTTTGCCATTACTTATGAAATTTGATTTTGAATTGCAAGCCGTTTTCAAACGGCAGACGGTAGTGGAGATACACCACGTCGGGCAGCAGGTAGCACCTTTCGGGCAGCTTCATCCACGCCTCCCACTTGGTGTCGCAAGGTCGTTTCAACGGGTGATGACTGTCGCGTCCGCTGGCCCTCACCTTGATTCCTCGCCCAGTCAGAGCCTCCCAGGTGGCCAGACAAACGTGAGTTTCTTTCGAGCCTTTTGGCTTGTCGGGCTGGTCTTTCGGAATCAGCCCGCACAGCGGACAGTCAAAACAGCAGTCCGGCTGTTCAGGTGGCATTTGTATTGGGGTCTTGTTCTTCGGTTTTCTCATAAATAAAAAATTTATTTCGACTTTCGTCACGACTCGGCAAAACTGATGCGAGCATCGTTCTGCTCTCGCTGCTCCGAAAGTTCGCATAATGCTCAAAAATATTTTTATAAGTGGTAACTTGCAATAATCGTGGCACTTTGCCGTTTGCGTCGTGCCCCTGTTCCCATCTATCCGTATCGTATGCCGTGGGAAAAATGAGAAATGAGATTTTGTGCCTGTCAAGTGAGAAG